TTGGTTGGAAGTGTCGGTTATGGTGGGTACTATTATTACAAGGACACGCAAGACCGGATTAAAATACTAACAGAGAACACTGTTAAGCTAGAGCAAGCCAAAGCGGAGCAGGACAGTACTATTAAGACGTTGGTGGAAGATGCAGATAAGTATAAAAAGCTTAATAAAGATTTAGGGAATAAATTGCAGAATGCGGAAACCTATAAAAACAAGCTTATTGGGAAGTTGAGAAAGCACAATCTTAGTCGATTAAGTCAGCAGAAACCAAAATTGGTAGAACAGAAGATAAACCGTGGAACAAAAAAGTTATTTGACAGTTTTAAGCGCATTACTACTGTCCCTGCTACTGAGTAGTTGTAGCTGGGATAAGTTAAAGCGTATAGAGGTTAAGCGAGTCGAGGTTGATCGCGTTATTCCAACGCAAAACAGGCCTCGTGAACTTGATTTAAACAATATCACTTGGTTTGTTGTAACGGATCAAAACTTTAATGAGTTTAAAGAACGCTACACTAAACAAAACGGAACTTTTTTGTTTTATGCTATGAGCGTTAGAGATTATGAAACTTTAGCTTTAAATATGGCGGAAATAAAACGCTATATTGAACAACAGAAACAGATTATAATTTATTATGAAAAAGCAGTGGCCCCTAGACCAAAACCTGAGAAAATAAGGAATTAATTATGGCCAGAGAACCTACCTCACTTATTTCTGACGCAATGCCAGCTTCTGGTATGCCTCTTGCAGAGGGTCAAGACGTTTTAATTGATGATGACGAACAACTGGATCTTGGTGTTGTAGGAGATTTGATTGAAGAGGAAGATGGGTCAGTTCTTATTGGCGAGATTGAAAACCTTGTTAATGAGGAAATGCAATCAGATCCTGATGCAAACCTTGCGGAAGTTATTGACGAGCGTGTCCTTATGGACATTTCTTCTGAGTTGTTGGGATATTACGAGGATGACAAAAGCAGCCGACAGGATTGGGAGGATGCCTATACTGACGGTTTAAGTCTTTTAGGGATTAAGTACGAAGAAAGAGAAGAGCCTTTTAGAGGCTCAAGCGGTGTAACACACCCGGTTATCGCAGAGGCCGTAACACAGTTTCAGGCACAGGCCTACAAGGAATTACTTCCTAGTTCAGGTCCCGTGAGAACACAGGTCGTAGGTGCGGCAACGCCAGACGTTCAGGCGCAAGCGCAACGTGTTCAGGAATTTATGAACTACCAGATTATTCATAGAATGGAAGAGTATGATCCTGAAATGGATCGTTTGCTTTTTTATCTTCCGCTTGCTGGTAGCGCATTTAAGAAAGTTTACTTTGATGACATGCTGGACCGGGCTGTTTCAAGGTTTGTTCCGGCAGATGACTTACTTGTTCCATACAACGCAACAGATATACAGACTGCATCAAGGATTACGCACGTAATTCGTATGAACTCCAACGATGTACGCAAGTACCAAGCGGGAGGTTTTTACAGGGACGTTGATCTTTTGCCGTATGAGCAAGAAGATGAGGTTCGTGAAAAAGAACGTCGTCTTATGGGTGTTGAAAGATCAGGTTCTGATGAACAGGATTGCACAATATTGGAAGTTCATACAGATCTTGACTTACAAGGCTTTGAACACGTTAACCCGATTGATGGGGAACCGACAGGCATTAAGCTTCCATACATAATTACAATAGACGAGGGAAGTTCTAAGGTTTTGTCAGTTCGCCGCAACTGGACAGAGGGAGATGAGCTTTATCGTAGGATAGAATACTTTACTCATTTTAAGTTTTTGCCAGGTCTTGGGTTTTATGGTTTTGGCCTTCTTCACATGATTGGTGGTTTAGGTCGTTCAGCAACGTCTATTTTAAGACAGTTGATAGATGCAGGTACTCTTTCTAATTTACCAGCTGGATTTAAAGCTCGTGGAATTAGGATTCGTGACTCTGATGAGCCTTTGTCTCCGGGAGAATTTAGGGATATTGATGTTCCCGGTGGGGCTCTTAGAGAAAGTATTATGCCGCTTCCCTACAAGGAACCAAGTCAGACGCTGATGTCTCTTCTTGGTTTTGTAGTGGATGCTGGTCGTCGTTTTGCCGCAATTGCAGATATGCAAGTTGGTGATGGTAACCAACAAGCGGCAGTAGGAACGACAGTTGCTCTTTTAGAGCGCGGCTCCAAGGTGATGTCAGCCATACACAAACGACTACATTATGCACAAAAACAAGAGTTTAGGATGCTAGCTCGTGTGTTCGCTGAATCACTCCCTCCGATGTATCCATATAATGTTTATGGTGCAGAAGCAGCTGTTAAGCAGATGGACTTTGATGAGCGTGTTGATGTCATTCCTGTTTCTGATCCCAACATCTTTTCTATGTCTCAAAGGTTGGCTTTAGCTCAAACACAGCTTCAGCTTGCACAAAGCAACCCTCAAATGCACAATTTATATGAGGCTTTTCGCAGAATTTACGAAGCGATAGGTGTGCATAACATTGAGGCCTTGTTACCTGCTCCCCAGCCGCCTCAACCAGTAGATCCAGCCACAGAAAACGCCGCATCTGTAAATATGCAGCCTTTAAAGGCTTTTCCGGGGCAAGATCACGATGCACATATGACGGCACACATAATTTTTATGAAAACACCCATTCCGGGGTCTACTCCACCCATTTTTGCGGCTTTACAGGGCCATTTATGCGAACATATAGCCTTAAAAGCCCGTGAAGAGGTCGAAAAAGAGATGATGGCGGTGCAACAACAGGTTATGGAGGTCCAAAACGCTGTTCAAATGGGTCAAATAGCCCCTCAAGAGGTTCCTCCGATGCCTGAAATGCCTGATCCAGAGTCAATGGTCGCTGAAAAGATCGCTCAATACACTGAAGAAGTGATGGCTGCGCTTATGCCACCGCCTGAAGGCGAACAAGACCCGCTTGTTGAGCTTCGGTCTAAGGAATTGGACATAAAAGCGGCAGATTTACAGCGAAAATCGCAAGAATTTTCTGAAAGATTGCTTTTTGACATGGCAAAAGAGGAATCTAAGGAAGAAATGGCCGCAGAGAAAATTGATTCCCAAGAAGACATTGCCTTGTTACGTGCAGAGGTCAATCGTGAGCGTATTCAACAAGGAACAGCTGGTAGAGGAGAATAGTTATGAAGGGACGAACAATTTCTGATCAAGATCGAAAGATTGCAAAACGAATGGGAAGGAAACTTTCAAAAAAATTATTGAATGAAGGGTCTAAAAATATATCTAACGCTGATCGTGCTCGTGTTGATGAGTTATTAGAGGAAGCTACTAAAACCATATCTGATGCGGATACTTTAGAACTTAATGACGGCGGCATGGCTAGAAAAACCAGAGTGTTTTAATGGCAATATCTCGCGCACAAACTCGTAAACAGTTAACGGGTCGAAGGAAACGTAAAGTTTCCAAGGTTATGAAAGAATATCGAGCGGGTAAGTTGCGTAGTGGTAGTAAGAAAGGTCCGAAGGTTAAAAATAAAAAACAGGCTATTGCGATAGCCTTGTCGGAAGCTAGGAAAAAGGCGTGATGTTTCACGTGGAACATTTTTACAGGTAGTGTTATGGTTAAAAATAGAATGATTGATCAAATGTCTGATCAAATGGATATGTCAAGGAAGGAAGCGGGTGGTCTTATGAATAAAGCAAGTATGATGAATGATATGGCTGGCTTTAAAAAAGGCGGTTCAGTTATGGTTATAAGCATAGGGTCAATGAAACCCCTGATGCGAAATAAGGAAGAGCATTCAGAGGACAGTTCTCTGATCAAGAGTACTGAGAACCAGGTTCGTGCTCGTCATTTTAATAATAACGGCGGAAAGGGGACTTTCTGATGCCTAAAACAAAAAGCGGTAAGCCTATTCCTTATATGGCTGGTGGTTTTAATATTAAGGACTTGTTAAGTGATGAGTCTGAAGAGTTTTCCGATAAAGTTTCTGATCAAGAAAAACGTGAATTTATTATGGATGTTCAAAAAGTCGGAAGAAACACTGTTGCGGATATGACGGGCTCTGATTTAGATACAGCTTACCAAAAAGCTCTTAAAGATGCTGAAGGTAAAAATATGGGGGGTGTTGTTGTCGATGATTTAGGCTACGCTCAAGGCGGATTAAGCTTTGATAAACGCGGTCCTATAAGATACGCTAAAGGCGGAGCGGTTAAAGGAAAGAAATTTAGCGGTAGTTATTAATGGCAGACCCAACGACCTTTGCATATTCGTTATTAAAGAGTATACAAGGACGCATAGAATTAACAAAGGATGCTATCCTACACGGTTCTCCGAAAGATATGGAATCGTACAAGCAACTCGTTGGAGAGCTTAGTGGGTTAGAATTTGCAGAACAAGAGATTAAGGATCTCTTGCAATCTTCGGAGGAAGAATGACCAAAACCTTATACGTGCCCGACCACGTTGCAGCGTCGAAAAAAGCCGCAGTTGCTTCTGCGTATGTTGAAAAGAATCAAAAAGTTTTAGATCCTTCTCTTGTAGAGAAAAACCTTAAAGAGCGTCTTCCGCAACCTACGGGTTGGCGTTTGCTGGTTATGCCTTATATGGGTAAAGCAGTAACGGAAGGTGGCGTTCACATCCCGGATGCTGTTGTAGACCGGGAGGCACTGGCTACGGTTGTTGCTTACGTTCTTAAAGTAGGACCGTTGGCTTATAAAGATGAAGCTAAGTTTGGTAAATCTTACAACCCTTGGTGCCAAGAAGGTGATTGGGTTTGCATAGGACGTTATGCTGGTGCTCGATTTAAAATTGATGGTGGCGAAGTTCGTATTATAAATGATGACGAAGTTATTGCGACCATTTTAGAACCTGACGACATAAAGCATGTTTAAATAGAAAGAAGAAGGAAACCATGGAGGGAATGCCATGCCACCTGAATTAGACGAAGCCAACATTGATGTTGGTGATTCTGAAGAAAACGCCACGGAAATAAACTTATCTCCTGAATCTGAGCCCGTTTCAGAACCAGAACCAGAACCAGAACTAAAAGTCAGTACTTCTACTGACGAACTTGAAGAATATAGTTCTAACGTAAAAGGTAGGATTAATGATCTTACTAAACGGTTTAGAGAAGAGGAACGGCAAAAGCAGACAGCTATTGAATTTGCGGAAAGTGTTCGCAAAGAAAATGAAAACTTAAAAACTCGTCTTAATAACCTAGATAAAGGGTATATAGAGCAATTCGAGGGTAGAGTTGATTCTCAGCTGGAATCCGCTAAAAAAGCTTTAAAAGAAGCCCATGAAGTAGGCGACGTTGATAAAATTGTAGATGCTCAAGAAGCTTTGTCTCAGCTTTCTTTGGAAAGATCACGAGTTAATGTGGCAAAAGCTCCGCAACCAGAGCCTACTCAAGCTCCTGTCGCTCCTGCAACACCACAGCCCCAACAACCCCAACAGCCCGTTAAAGCTGACCCAAAAGCAGAGGCTTGGGCGCAAAAAAACGAGTGGTTTGGTGAAGATGAGGTTATGACATATGCCGCTTTTGGGGTACATAGACGTTTAATTGAGGATGAAGGCTTTGACCCTACCTCAAATGACTACTACGATGAGCTTGACAAAAGGATGAGAAACGAATTTCCCCAGAAATTTGAATCAAGTCCCAAGTCTAACGGGGGAAGAAAAGTCGCGTCGGCTGAATCTTCCAAATCCCGCAATAGAAGTGGACGAAAAACTGTGCGGCTAACCGCCTCACAAGTTGCTATTGCGAAGAGGCTTAATGTGCCACTTGAAGAATATGCAAAATATGTGAGGAGCTAGCTATGGATACTGAGAACACAACTCGCCAAAAGTCTACGAGAACGCCAAGAGCCGATCAAACTCGTGCAAGGCAAGCACGCAGGGAACCTTGGAAGCCACCGTCCATGTTGGACGCACCACCCGCTCCAGAGGGTTACAAACATCGTTGGATACGGGCCGAAGTTATGGGTTTTGATGACCGTAAAAACGTAGCAGCACGATCTCGTGAGGGATGGGAACTGGTACGTGGTGATGAATACCCCGATTTCGATATCCCGACCATTGATGATGGTAAACATGCTGGTGTTATAGGCGTAGGTGGTCTTTTACTTGCAAGAGTCCCGGTTGAGGTTGTCGATGAACGCAACGATTATTATCGCGGCATGACTCGCAATCAAATGGCGGCAGTTGATAACGACTTAGCTCGTGAACAACATCCTGCCATGCCTATCAATAAACCTGATAGGCAATCTCGTGTAACTTTTGGAGGTCCTCAAGGAGAGGACTAGGAGAATCAAATGGCTAATTCTAATGGAAGCTTTGGCCTTCGTCCCTTGAGTAAACAGGGCGGAGCCTCTAATTCCACTGGTATGACCCAGTACTCCGCTTATGAAATTGCAAACGGCAACACCAATAAGTTGTATCATGGCGAACCCGTGATACCTCTTTCCACTGGCTATATTGACGCTCCCGGAGCGGCTGCTGGTGGAACCGTTGGTTTGCTTGGCGTATTTCAGGGGTGTGAGTATGTGTCGAGTACCACTGGAAAAACTGTTTGGAGTAACTACTGGCCCGGTTCTGGGGCAGATTCCAATCACCCGGTAAAAGCATATGTCAACGATGATCCAATGCAGCTTTATGTAATTGCAACGGATGCTTCGTGGACAAATAAAGCTACGGCTCGTGCCGCAGTTTTTGCTAATGCTAACTTCTCAACTGCTATCACAGGAACAGACTCCACTGGTGTTTCGTTAGGTCGCCTTGCGATCAGTACGATTGCTACCACGGCTGCTCTGCAAATGCGTATAGTAGGTTGGGTTGATGATCCAGAAAATGCTGATTTTTCAGCAGCTGGTATCGGGGCAATTGTACGGTTGAATAACCACTTCAATAGCAACAATGGTGCTATTGCGGCTGGTACACCTTCAACCACTGGCGTATAGGAGGATTGAAAAATGGCTATCAGTAGAGCCCAACTAGCAAAAGAGCTAGAACCTGGCCTCAATGCCCTTTTCGGTCTTGAGTATGCCAGATACGACGACGAAGCATCAGAGATTTATGACACGGAATCTTCAGAGCGTGCCTTTGAAGAAGAAGTAATGCTCTCTGGTTTTGGTTCGGCCCCAGTGAAAGCTGAAGGTTCAGCCGTTTCGTTTGACGACGCCCAAGAAGCGTACACCGCGAGGTATACGCATGAGACTATCGCGCTTGCTTTCTCCATTACGGAAGAAGCAATTGAAGATAATCTCTATGACCGTCTAGCTTCGCGCTATACGAAAGCTTTGGCACGTAGCATGGCCAACACCAAACAGGTGAAGGGTGCTGCTACGTTGAATAATGCTTTTGATAGCACGTTCACTGGCGGTGACGGCAAAGAGCTTTGTGCAACGGATCACCCTCTTACGAATAATAATGATCTTCGTAACGAGCCAAGCACAGCAGCTGACCTGAACGAAACCAGCCTTGAAAATGCTCTTATCGACATTGCTGCCTTTGTTGATGAGCGTGGACTCAAGGTATCGGTTCGTGGCGAAAAGTTGATTGTACCACCTGCCCTGCAATTTGTTGCAGACAGACTACTTGAATCAACCCTTCGTCCGGGAACTGCCGACAACGACGTTAACGCTACGCGGAACATGGGTATGCTCCCGCAGGGTTATGTCGTTAACCACTATCTGACAGACACGGACGCTTGGTTTATTAAAACCGATGCTCCTCGTGGTTTCGTTCACTTTGAGCGGATGGCGATGTCTACCAAGATGGAAGGTGATTTTGATACAGGCAATGTACGGTTCAAAGCCCGTGAGCGTTATAGCTACGGTTACTCTGATCCACGTTGTGTGTTCGGTTCACCTGGTGCGTAAAGCGTAAGGGGGGAGGGCAACCTCTCCCCACTCTTTTTCTGGGATAAATAGCTCTAGCGACTGCCCCAGCAGACTCTTACAAGACGCTAGAACGAAACCTTTGTAAGGAGGAAAGCCAAATGGCTAATACAACCTTTAATGGTCCAGTTAGATCTGAAAATGGTTTTGAACAGATTTCAGTTGACTCTACAACTGGTGCCGTCACAACTAATCTTGATGTAGATACAAGCGGTAATATAACCACCACCGGTTACGTTTCTGCGTATGATAATGTCACTGATATAACGGCTGCTACCTACAGCGTTGAATCAACTCAATCTGGCGCAGTTTTTACTCTTAACCGTGCAGCGGGTATTGTTGTTACGCTACCAACAGCGGCAGCGGGTCTTCACTACACTTTTATTGTAGGAACCACTTTTACTGGAGCCGGACAGATTAATACGGATAATGCCAGTGATCTTTTTTCTGGTTTTGCACAGCTTTTTGATCCAGCAACGGCTGGAGACACCAACACTTTTATCCCTGACGCAAGTGACGATGACACCATTGATCTTGGTTCAGCGGCACAGGGCTGGTTGGTTGGCGGAATTATCCGTTTAAAGGCTACCACGGCTGCTGTATGGCATTGTGAAGCCTTCCTCCACGGTGATGGCACTTTAGCCACCCCGTTTGAATAAGTAATATTGGGGGGATTATTCCCCCCAACCTTTTAAAGGAGGGTTAAATGGCGGATGCTGTAACTGCTACCACAGTAGAAGATGGTCCTAAAAAGGCTGTTTTTTATTGTACAAACACCAGCGACGGAACTGGCGAATCTGCTGTTACAAAAGTAGATGTGTCGGCACTTTCGTCTTTGCAGGACGGAACAGCCTGTACTGGGGTTCGGATTCAAAAAATTGTGTTTACTAATGTTGGTATGGGCGTCAAAATTCTTTGGAACGCTTCTACCAATGTTATTGCGGCTCAACTTCCCGCAGATTATTCTGATACTTTGGAATATTCTGATATTAGTGGTCTTCCAAATGTTGCGGCTTCCAGCGGCAAGACGGGTGACATAAAGTTTACAACCGTGGGACACAGCAGTGGAGATACTTATTCGATAGTTCTTTATTGCCTGAAGCAGTACTGATCATGGCTGATGATCTTCAAAGAAAGAACGAACTTGATCTAGTAAAGATTCAAGGGGAAATACGGCTTCTTTCTGAGAGGATTGACGTTATAAAAAACAACGACTTGCATCATGTGCAAAAATCTTTAGATTTTATAACTAAGATTTTATGGGGTGTAGGTATATTAGTAATAGGACAGGTGGCCGTCGCTATAAGATTGTCCATCTCCGGATAGGAATTAGACATGGCAACTTCTGGATCGGTTGACTTTAATCTTAACATGGCCGAAATAGCAGAAGAGGCCTTTGAGAGATGTGGACTTGAACTTAGAACAGGGTATGATTCTAAGACAGCCCGTAGGTCTTTAAATCTTCTCTTTGCTGATTGGATAAATCGAGGCCTTAATTTATGGTCTGTAGACGAAGTTACACAAACCGTAGCCAATCTTTCATCAACTTCTGCTATTACTTCTTATCCCGTAGGCACCATAACAGCTACGGTAGGGGCCTCTACCAATCTTAGTGTTGGAGAGACTATTACCGGGGGAACCAGTGGTGTAACGGCTTCTGTTATTACAAAACCAAGCTCAACTACTATAACGGTAACGGTTCCCTCTGGTGATTTTACAGCTGGGGAAACCATAACGGGTAGCTCAAGCAGCGCAAGCACGACAATATCTTCAAAC